AACCAAGAATTCGCAACCATATTCACGACGGAAACGTTCTTCGCCGATGCGGCCCATCTCAGTTGATTTCCAAGCATCGTCTCGATCTGGATGCTCATGCCATTCTGCACGGAATCCGTGAAACCCGTTGCGTCCAATGCCGTCCAGTTTTTCGTCCCCGAACTCGTCAAACAGGTCTTTACTTTCTTTCCAGATGAGGGCAAACGTATCTTCGTCACTGTTGGGTGTCGACGTGATAATCGCACGTCCACCAGTTGCTAGTGTTGGCGAGATTGAAGTCCAAAACTCTTCAGCAATGTTAGGTTGTACGAAAGCAAACTCATCGCAATATAGTAAGGATATGGACATACCACGACCGGTATTGCCAGTAGTAGTAGCTGATACAATTCTTGATCCGTTGTCAAAGTCTATACTCCCTTTGTTGTAACTTACCACGCCGCACCTGATATGGTCAGCGCATAATTCGTATCCATAACGGATACGTTGCATAATTTCCTGTGCGCCGGTGTATTTGTGTGCGGCCACCAGAATGGTCTGATCTGGATGAAACATGGCGTACCATAACAAGTATGCAGACGCACAGGTTGTCTTTCCGCTTTGACGCGGTAGCATGTTGATGTTGAATCGAAAGTCATGATAAGCATCCAACAGTCTTGTTTGATAATCATAAGGTTCAAATTTTACTTTGCCTTGTACAGGATGTTGTATGTGAAAGAAGTTTTTACTAAAATAGTGGTATCCTGCATCGGTGTCGGCACAGGCCAACAAATCCGAAATTTGCTGTTCTGTAAAGCGTTCTTGTTTGTGCGCCTTCTTGGTTAAGACGCCGTCTAATGATTTTGCCATATGTTTATTTAATGAAAAAAATAGCTCCCGAAGGAGCTATTTGGCACTGTAAACAGAGTGCTAACTGCGACGAATTTATCTCTTTATGCCCATTTTGGCAGTAAATGTCTTAATATCCTGCATGGCTTTTGCAAGTGCAGGGGAGTCTGGATCTCCTGCATTTATTGCCGCTTCTAAGTTAGCTTGAAGTTGTTTCCACTCAGGACTGCTTTTAATTACACTGTAGTCGTTGGGATTAGCAGGCTTCTGTGCTGGCATAGTGGGCATTGTTGGAGCAGGAGCTGTGTTTTGCGGCATTTGTTCAAAGCCTTCGTCGTACTTGTTATACTTGTCACGAACTTTATCTAAATCTTTACCTTCTTTGCCTGCTTTAGCAAGTGCTTGCATGCCTTTCTTGCCATACTTTTCATAGCCTTTGGCCGCGCGACTCATTGTTTTTTCTTTGGCTTCGCGGAATTTAACTTCTTGATACAAGTTTGCCAAACGGCCTTGTAAACTTTCTTTCATAGACATTGGATTATCACCACTACGATAACTGTGCTTGTGCATACGTTGTGGTTCATCGGAGCCTTGTGCTAGTGTATTATTCATGTAATCCTGGCTTTGATATAATGGATCTGGTCTATTTTCAAAATTTCCTGATTCATCTGTAACTTCTTCTTTATCAGACTTTTTATTTTTACTGGCCAAATAGCCTACTACTGCGGCAACACCTGGATTTATAGATTTTCCTTTGCTCGGTTCTTCCCCGCCAAATGTATCATCTTCACCATCAAATGTATCATCGCCGCCAAATTCGTCTCCGTCAATAGGAGATTCAGAGTCGCCGGCGTCCATCTCTGGTTCGTCCATCTCTGGTTCGTCCATCTCTGGCTCAATGTGAACTTCACCGCCCATCATACTATCAGCTGAAGGGATATCAAGTTCAATTTCATCTGCGCCGATGTCTAAAGGAGTGTACATGTCGCTGTGATTGACAGCACTTTCAATATTTTGTAAAACATTCATTAAATCACGGATGCCACCTTTACCTGTAGCGTTCATGCTGACATTCATGCTGACAGTATCTTGTTGCGGCATCGGAGCATGTGGGGCCATCATAGCGCCTGGCATCATATCACCGCATTCGACAACTGAACCTTCGTCAATTCTGCGTAATTTTTGTGCTAATTCTTGGAAGTTCATTTTACTTTTCCTTTGCCGCTAATAGGACCTGTTGATGCAGGACTATCAGTCTCTTGCATGGCCTGGGCTTTTTCTGTTTTGCCTTTAACAAATAACTGGTCATTAGTGCCAGTTACTTCTTCTAATTCGTGTTTAGTTGCATTTAAATCTTTCAAGAAACTCATTACACGCTTGTCACCAACTAATTCTTGATTGTCAGATTTTTCATAATCTGTACCAAGTAACGCACCCTTGCCATCTGGAGCGGCCATGCTGGTTGCATTTAACACAGCTTCAGACTCTTCGCCCAGTGTGCGAACTAATATTTTGCTTTCTGAAACACGTATGGCCTGTGCAAGTGCTTCTTTAACCACTTGGCTGGTTGTTGGATAATTTAATGCCACATCAAATACAGATACTTCGCTGAATTTAACATTGGGGAAATCGATTGGACTTTCCTGGATAGGTGTGCGTTTAGGCTTACTAATGCTTTGTACATCAAACTTGTCTAATCCAAGTTTAACATCTTTTTCAAATCCTGGTGGCAAATCGCCGGCAATTTTGATCTTAAATTCGTAGATCTTCTTGCTTTCTGTTAAGTATTCTTTAAATGATTTCATAGTGGTTCCCATCATGTATTTATTTCATTTTCTTTAATTTTTCAATCAAAGAATTACGGTCAGTTATAATAACTCCGTCGCCTTGTAGGCTAATACCGTCATCATTACCCAAAGCATCTTGGTCAAGTTTAGCTTTTTTAAGCTGTAACTCGATCATTTTAAGTTTTTTGTCTATTTTTGCGGCTTTAGCATCGATAGCATTTTTAAGCATCCCGCCAGCTACTTCAAAGATGCGACCGCTGTAACGTGCTTCCACATTCATACCCAAGTCCATTAAATCATCATAAGCATCTGTAGCACGTTGAGCCAGTGCGTCAAATTCAGCATCAGCCGCATCTCCTAGTCCTTTAACTTGGGGTAAACTAGCAGAGATTTTATCAAATTCTTCCATGCTACGTAGAAACGGCTCTGGATCTACTGGCGCGATACGTTGCTCTTCAGCTTTTACCAGCTTCTTGCTTTCCGGTAGGTTTAATATTTCTTCAAGTCTTTTTGTCATAATATTACTTATGCGTTGCCCTGGTGGAATAAATCATTTTCATTCAACACACGAAACTTAATACCTTGCTGTTTGCACCATATAGTGGCCGCGGCCCATTTGGCTTGATTCTTAACAAACTGTGCTTGATTATACTTGTTTTTACCTACACGCTCTAAAATCATCTGACTTGCAGGTTTAACTTCTATAAGTTCCACTATCATAGTACCTTTTTTATCCACATATTGTATAAAAAAATCTGGGACATAAACCGTTTGTTTGCCAGTAAGCGGATCTCTATAAGGAATTCTAATAGCCTCACTGGCCCATTTTTGCACACTGGGGTTAGTATCGCAAAACTTCATAAAACTCCATTCCCAGCTACTGCGATATGTAGGGCTTTTGAGTCCCACATACTTTTCAGGCTGGCTCATGGCAAACTTGCCTTTGGCAAAATTTAAACTCATATTAGTATGTTACGAGCTTCAAATGGATTTTCTGTGTTGGCAATTCTATAGCCTAGCAAACTGGTATTTTCTCTGTATGAATTTAAAATCTGTGCCACAACTTGGCTCATTTGTGCATCAGTTAAACTTTTCATAGTGTCCAGTACCTGGAACACATCTACGTTGTCAATACGTGCTTGGTTCAATAGTACAATAGCTGTGCTTCGTGCGCTGTCCACATCAAATTCGCGCTTCATAAAAAATGCTACAACAGCATCAATCTGTGCGGCCGGGAAACTGACAGGTCGAAGATAGAATTTGTCAAAGAATTGCTTAACTACTTCTGTACTATCTGTAGCTGTTATTGTTGGTAAATTTGATCCGTTCATTTAGCACCTATCTTAGATGGAGTTGTTGTATTTCCGCTAGCAGTAGTATTATTTGTGGGAAATGTAATATTAAGATTATTATTTTTAGTAGTTTGTGTTTGCGCCGCGTTGTAGATAGTATTTGTATTAGTTACAGGTGTTTTACTATTAGTATACGTATTAACTGTCTTAACAGCATTATTAATAATACTATTTTTATTATTTGGAATGGTATTAATGTCGTTTAAACTAGGAGTAGTGCTGACATCTGCCAATGTGGCATTTGTTTGTGTTGCATGAGTTAACGGACTTGGTGTTAAATCATAGTTTTGTAATGCAAACCCTTCAGGTGTACCTGGTTCAATTTTTCCATTGCCATATTCTACAGCTTCGTACGCTATGGTAGCATCGTTATCATGGGGACTTTGTCCGCCGGCATAATCTAATCCATTGTGATTCCAACTGGTAAAAATAGGATTGATTAATTTATAACTAGTATACTGACCTTGAGCCAGCTGATATATTGTAATGTAATCAAAAAATGGTGCTGTAGATCCGTTGTCTAAACCATAGTTGCTTCTAATGTAATTAAATTTTTTGTTGGCAGTGCGATTAAATGCTCCAGGAATACCAGCACTAGCTGGATCTGCATAGTAGTAATTGTAATAATTTTGCCACAGCTGACTAATAAGTCCTAAATTATCATCATGAAATTTTAAATTGATAGAATCGTAACTGATTTTACTTTGTATATTCTTTTTTCGATTATACTGATTAGCAGTTTCCGAACTAATTGAAAATTTAGGCAAACTAATGCTTTTAACCAGCATATTAATTTGGGTACTGTATGTTGTGCCAATAGATATGTTTTTTAATGCACTTTTATTGATATGAAATGCAACATGAAATAGGAACTTTTGCTTAGGTCCGTATATCTGATTACTGTCCGTGAACATACGGGCGGCATGTTGCCAGTCACGCACGGTGGCAGTGCTTGAATTATTTGCAAGAAGTTTATTGTTTTGATTGGCCATACAAATATTTAGCCATTAAAAAACCCGCCTTAGCGGGTTTTTACTTATTGACCGCCGCCAGTTGCTAGCGTGCCGCCTACTGTTGGTCTAATACTTGTAGCAGATCCAACGCCTGAACCGCTTGGAGTTTGAATACAATTATCTACTGTGATAGTTAATGATATTTCTGCAGGGCCGTTTTGGCTGTAATCTAGTGCTTCGTAATTGATTTGATTAACATAGCAACCATAACATTCCCATGTTTCAAGAACGTTAACTGTGCTACCGCCATTTCCGCCGTCAAGCATTTCAATACGTAATGTAAACTTATAGTCTAAGCCACTAGCCGCACTTGACTGCTCATAGAAGTCAAACTGTTTCTGCATTTGCTCACCAACTAGTTTACTAACAGCACCAGTGCTGTCGTCACGTAGTTTAACTGCAATTGTTTGCCACTTTGGTTTGCCGGCATAATGAATTTGGCTGTTATAAATGTGGATAGTTTGATCTTCAAACTGTACATTTGGGCGAGCCGCTGAAATAACTTGTTTAGTTAATTCGGTTGTAGGTGTACTAACGCCAAAGTTTTCAAATGACAGACGAAATCTGTATTTGAGTTTTGGCATCAACATGCCTTGCGATGTTGCGCTTTGGTCCGATGCTAATGGTACTGTAAAATTAGCTAATGATGCGATTGCCATGTGTTTTCTCCGTTATTGTCCAAGACCTTTGATAGCGCCAGTATTCTCAAGTCTCAATGGAATGTAAATAAATTCTGCCGCTTTTACTGGTTCAATCGCTACGTCAAGATACAGTTCGCTACGATCGATACGAGCTGGTGTATTATTAGTTGTATCGCAAACTACCAAGTAGTCATAGATAGCACGTTGACCTACTAGTTCTAGCAATAGGCTTTCTGCGGCTTGTTTGATTTCGTTTCGTGTAATTGTATCATTAGGTTCAAACACATACGGTTTAGCCAACTGACTAAACTGTCTACGTAAGTAAACAACTAAACGTGCTACGTTAATACGATCTAAACTGCTTGCGGCTAACTGTCGTGTGTACTGCCCGTAAGCAACTAGTCCACTGCCACTAATAAATGTAATTGGATTTACATGGATTGCGGCTAGTGTATCACGTTGTCCACTGTTTAATGCTACTGATTGGAATTCTCCAGTTTCGGCATCGACATATCCTACAGCACTTGCATTAGTAATTCCGCCGCGACGTGTACCTGCTGGTGCAAACCATGGATAGCTGACATTATCGCTCAACGCAATAGTACGTAGCATCATGTGACTTGGAGGAACAACAATGTTGTTACCTAAATTATCACTTGTGTATCCCCATGGATAGTAGAAAGCAACGTATGGATCTGAGCTTACTAATCCATCGTCGTTATTATCTACAGCACCTTTGGCATTGTTGCCCCAGTTGCTTAAACTTGTAGCATTGCTTGATAAACGAGCAGGAGTATCAGCAACAATAAAGCTGGCCAATGCACGATCGTAGTTTAGTGCAATTAATTCATTAACTGCTTCAGGATATCCTGGGCAGGCTAACAAGTTATATAATAATGAATCTTCATCACGAATTGCTTGGTTACTATTAATTAATGATTGAATAGACTGTACAACAATTGCACGTTGCGCTTTACGTCCAAATGTACCAGTACCGTTTTCTTGATTAGCCGCAATACTTACCCAACGATGTGGATAATATGTTGTTTGGCTAACGCCTGCTGGAGCAGATTGACGATAGTTACGTACTGTAAGGTCAACATAGTTTTGTTTAAATTGCTTAACATTGAATGAACTACGACGAGTATTCCATAACAACATACCCTTTGGATATAGTGCAGGATCTGGTGCATCAAAGTCAACATACGTACTGGTTAGCAATTCAACGATTGTGCCGCTTGGTGCAACGGTAGCTGTACCGCCTGAAGTTCCTGCACGAGCATCTTTGAATACGATACCGTTTTCACTGGTTTGATCACTTGTATCAATTTGTGTCCATTTCTTAGTAACACTACTATACTTGTACATTGTTGGATAGTTTTCTAAATCGCTAGTATCAATCCAAATGTCGCCTGTTACTAATGCTGTAGAACCATCTGACTGTACTGTTGGTTTAGTAGCACTTAATATTGGGCCATTTGCATCTGCTGTTGACACAACATTCTTATAACCAGTCCATGCTGAACCAGTGTTGATAAGAATATCAACATCTGCAACACTGGCATTATACCAGATTGCGCCGTCTGTTGTGGTTGTCGACGGAGGTGTTGCTCCAGTTGTCAATCCAGCCGCATACAATGAAACTGCTTTCCAGTTGCTTGCCACACCAAATGTGTAAGTTGCTTCGCCAGCAGGTGCCGCATACAAGTTTGCAGTTGTTCCTGCGGTGAACAACAGGGACAATGGTGTCAAAGTCACGTTGGCAAAGCGGATTTCTCCACCTAGCTTATGATTAATTAACAGTTGATTAGTTGCATTGACACTTGATGTGATGTTTAAAAATCCAGCCGCGTTGATCAACCCTGAAATTGTAACAGCATCAGCACTAGTACCTGTACCAGTGAATGTAATTGTCTTGCCGCTACTTAAACTTGCAGAACCTTGTAAACTTTCTGCCATTTGGAATGCATAGGTTGTACTGTTGGTAAATGTAGTTGTTGTACTTGTACTTGTTGTTCCAACAATTTTACTTGTAATTGTTGTAGCGCCTGCATTTGCACGAGTATATAAATTAAATGTTGCCAGTGCAGGACTAGCACGAGTTACCGTTGTTCCTGAACTAATGTTAGCGTCTGTTTCCCAGAATGTATTTTCTGCTTCGTTAAATTTAACATAGCTTCTACCAACTGCAAGGTTGGTGCCGCCGCCTGCGGCATCTAAACTGTATAGTGCAGACTGTCCGTTTGCATATATTGGAGCATCTACTGTAACAAATGCGTTGGTTGCAGTGTTGTATTGATATACACTATAACTTGCACCTAAGTTAGCATCTGTAGTTTTAATCCAAACAGATCCTGTTGGGCGAGGATAGCTGTCACCTGTCTTAAATGTTGGAACATTAGTATGAGGTGCAATTGATAATGCAGGAGCATAATAATCGCCGCTGGTAATTCCCAATGCTGTAAGCATTGTGCCAGTTAAATTAATTTTGTTAACAGTGCCGTCTACATACAAAACAATTTGTCCATCAGTACCAGCTGTTGCTGTTAGGCCAGTTTGTAATGCGCCGATTGCAGAAACCAATCCAGCAACACTGTTGACACCTGTGATAGGTAACGATGTTTCTGTTTCGTTTGCCACCAATGTGCCACTGCCTGTAGTCAGTGTCAAAGGTACTCCAGTTGGGCTTGTACTAATGCTGAATGTATTGCCGCTGACTTGAACAACATAATATGTTGTACCTAATACAATTCCGCCAAATGTTACTTGAGCACTGCCGCCCACTGTGGAAGGGAAAGTGATTGCATTTCCAGCTACTAGTTTTGAACTTGCTCCACTTGAAGTGATTGCACCAGCTGAACCGTCGAGTTTTGTAACTTTGGCAGTTGTGCTTAAAGTTGTTCCAGTAATTGTAACTGCGGTACCACCTTTGGTTGTACTTACGTTAAATCCACTGCCTGACAAATTGCTAGCTAGAACATAATAACGTGTTGAGGCTGAAATACCGTTGGCGCCTGCCGCAAATTCAACAATGTCGCCTGCCACTAGTGTGTTACTTGCTGTAACGATGTTGTTGAGAACTACAGTACCAGTAACGGTAATTGAAGTCTGTGCTGTTGTTGCGGTAGCTGTAACGCTTTGTGTTGATGTTGGACTTGTGGTAATAGTTAGCGTATCGCTAGTAGCAATTGTTGTAGGTGCTGAACCTTGTACGGTTGGCCAAGATTTAGTCCAGTTGTTGCTACCAACTTGTACCCATGTACCTTGATAGTTTTTAAAGAATAATTTGTATGGAGTTGCTGTAACAACTAATGCGTAACTACCAATAGCACCGATGCTTGCAAGTGGATCGCCACTGCTTGTTCCGCCAACTTGTTGATTAGTATTGCTGATAATTGTCGGTGTTTTATTTGTAAATGACTGTGCGCCAACGCTGGTAGATGTTAGTGCATTTCCGTTCCATTCAAATATACCAAATACTGAATCTGCTGTGTCAAACCACCATGCGCCGTTTACTGGAGCACCTGCAGGAGCTGTTGTGCTT